AATAAACACGAAGAATTAGTTAATGAAGTTAAAGCGTGGCACGATCTGTAAACTCATTGTTGTATAAATAGAATTATTGAAACTATCTTGTAATGAATAAACTTATTAATAACATATTGAAAGGAAAAAACTAAAATGGCATTTCAGGTATCACCAGGAGTAGAGGTCAAGGAAATAGACTTGACAAATGTGATCCCCGCAGTATCGACATCGATCGGTGCGTTTGCAGGTCACTTCAGCTGGGGTCCTGTAGGAGAAGTAAAATTAGTATCTTCTGAGAAGGAACTAATTAACGAATACGGAGTTCCGGTGGATACAACCACTGGTGGTCAGTACGATAACTATACTTCATTTCTACAGGCCGCGAGCTTTTTAAAATACAGCAATACACTTCGTATTTCACGAGCGTGTTCAGGCGCCGCAACAAACGCGGCTGGATCTAAACACGGTGCAGATACAACAGTAACCATCATTAAGAAGGAAGATGATTTTGCAGGAGCAACTTTCGGAGCTAAACCCGGTATTGTTCATGCTCGTTGTCCAGGAACTGCAGGCAATAGTCTTAAATTACATCTCGCGACGGCGCTTGTTGGATCAGGAAGTGCACAAGGCAGTTTCACTGATACTACTTTAAATAATAACGTTAATTCACTGGCCACAACAACTGCTTGGGCAGCAACGAATACCTCTCTCGGGTATACAGGCACAGATATTGATGTTAAAGACGAAGTCCATATCATAGTTGTTGACGCAGATGGAGTATTCAGTGGTGTTCAAGGTACGGTCTTAGAAGTTTATGAAGGACTTTCCTTGTACTCAGATGCTGTTAAAGATGGCGGTTCAAACTACTATAAAACGGTTATAAATCGCGATTCTAAATATGTATTTATTAATGAAGCAGCACTTGCTGCAGAGTTTAGCGGGTCGGCACACGCAGCTCCTGGAAATGCTGCTTCAGCTGGTAAAAAGTTTAATGCTGCCGCATTATCATCTAGTCTTGCGATTGATTATTCTTTGGTTAAAGGATCTGACGGATCATCCGCAGGTGACGCATTGAAAACAAGTAATGTTACAGCAGCTTTGGGAGAGTTTGAAAACCCAGAAGCAATTGATATCAATCTTTTGTTTGCTGAAGGATTCAACGGCGATACTGCAATTCATAACAAAGTGATTGACATTGCAGGTAATAAACGTAAAGATTGTGTCGGATTTGTATCACCAGATACAACAGCTGATGCCGTAACCGATGTAACTGGCGACGTAAATTACAATAGTTCCTATATTGTGCAAGATTCCTCTGCAGTTTATGTGTATAACAAGTACAATGATACTTTCCGTTATATTCCTGCAAACGGTCACATTGCTGGCCTTTGTGCAAGGACTGACGATACTAACGATCCTTGGTTCTCACCAGCTGGTTATAACCGAGGGAATCTTCTTGGAGTAACCAAGCTTAAGTGGAACCCAAATAAAGGAGAAAGAGACACGCTTTATAAAGCGGGTGTTAACCCAATTATTTCAGAGCCTGGTCAAGGGATTCTACTATTTGGTGATAAGACTGCGCAGAGCAAACCGTCTGCCTTTGATCGTATTAACGTTCGTAGGCTGTTTGTGGTTCTTGAAAAAGCAATCTCTACAGCATCTAAATTCCAACTCTTTGAGCTTAACGATGAGTTTACGAGAGCAATGTTCAGGAACATGACCGAGCCATTCCTTAGGGATGTTAAAGGAAGACGTGGTATTACTGATTTCCTAGTTGTTTGTGACGAAACAAATAATACAGGAGACATTATTGATACTAATCGGTTTGTTGCAGATATTTACATTAAACCTGCTCGTTCAATTAACTTCATTACTTTGAATTTCGTTGCAACAAGAACAGGTGTTGAATTCTCTGAGATCGTTGGAACTGGTAACTAATAAATAACAAAAAGAAAGAAAAACTATTATGGCAACAGTAGACGATTTTAAAGCAAAGCTTATCGGTGGTGGAGCAAGGGCAAACCTTTTTAAGGCGACCATTGCTTTCCCAGCGTACGCTGCAGGAGATAGTGAGCTTGCGCAATTTATGTGTAAATCAGCACAACTTCCTGCCAGCGTTGTTGGTCAGATTGATGTTCCTTATCGTGGACGTCAAATGAAAATAGCCGGTGATCGTACATACGAAAACTGGTCAGTAACAATTATTAATGATACAGGGTTTGAAATTCGCGATGCAATGGAGCGTTGGCAGAATGGAATAAACTCTCACGTATCAAATGGTGGTTTAACAAACCCATCTGATTACGAGGCTGATCTTGCAGTTGATCAGCTTGATAAAGCAGGGAACGTTATTAAAACTTATACATTTAGATCTGCATGGCCAGTAAATGTTTCAAGTATTGAAGTAAGTAACGACTCTGCTGATACTATTGAGGAATTCACTGTTGAATTTGCTTATCAGTATTGGGAGTCAAACACAACAAGTTAAAACAATAGAACTGGGGAGGTCCAAACCCTCCCTGGTTTTTATTATAAATAATATATTATGGCGATAAATTTATTTGGATTTGAAATTAGTAAAAAAGTTTCAGCGCAGAATAGCGGTGGATCAATGTCACCTATACCTAAGCCTACTGATGAATCTTCATCGACAGTGGCTGTTGGAGGAGGCTACTACGGGCAATACGTAGATCTTTCAAATACCGACACGGTTTCTGACCACGAGTTGATTCGTAAATACCGTGAAACCTCGATGCAGCCCGAGTGTGATGCGGCTGTCTCTGACATTGTTGATGCTGCGATTGCATCATCGGATGAATCTTCTCCGGTTGATTTATCTATGGGTGATTTAGACTTGCCTAACAATGTAAAGAAACAAATAATTAAAGAGTTTAACCGTGTGTTAAAACTCTACAGGTTTAATAGAAATGCCTCAGAGTATTTTCGTAATTGGTATGTCGATGGTAAATCATATTTTAATGTAATTATTGATCCTAATAATCCTCAGAAAGGTATTATAGAACTTCGTCCAGTTGAATCGACACACATTAATAAAGTCAGAGAAGTAAAACAAGAAACTGACCCGAAGACAGGATTAGAATATGAAAAGGTTGTAGACGAATATTACGTTTATTCTCCTGATCTTGGAAATAATGCTGTTGATAAATTGAATGGTATTAAGTTTGCGAATGATGCTATTATCCAAGTTAATTCTGGAATAATGGATCCTGATAAGATCCGAACAGTTGGTCACTTGCATAAAGCAATGAAACTAGCTAATCAGCTTCGTTATATGGAAGATTCTTTGGTTGTATATCGTGTTTCGCGTGCACCAGAAAGAAGAATCTTTTACATCGATGTTGGTAACCTTCCAAAAGGTAAGGCTGAAGAATATGTTCAACAGGTTGTTTCTCGCTATAGGAATAAGCTTGTGTATGATGCAAATACAGGAAATATCAGCGATGATCGTAGACATATGTCAATGCTCGAAGATTTCTATCTTCCTAGACGAGAAGGTGGAAGAGGAACTGAGATTACTACACTTGGTGGTGGAGAAAACTTAGGACAAATTGAAGACGTACAGTTTTTCCAACGTAAGCTGTACCGAGCACTTAACGTTCCTGTTGCAAGGTTAGAACAGGATAATGCTTTTAGTGTAGGTCGTGCAAGTGAAGTTTCAAGGGAAGAAGTTAAATTCCAAAAGTTTATCGATCGTTTAAGGAAGAAGTTTTCTTTCATGTTAATGGATGCTTTGAGAATACAGCTTATCCTTAAAGGTGTTATTACCGAAAAAGATTGGGGCGACATTGAAGAATCTATTAACGTTAGCTTCCTTGAAGATAACTATTTTGCTGAATTAAAGGAATTTGAAATCCTTAGAGAACGTTTAGAAATGTCACAGATGCTTGAAGATATTGTTGGTAAATATATCTCTGACAAGTACGTGCGTACAGTTATACTTAAACAATCAGATGAAGATATTATGCGTTTAGACGCAGAAATTGAAGAAGAAGGTTCAGGAGATGAAGGGGATGAATTTGAAGATGAAGATATTTAAATCTCTAAAACAAAAAAATTATAAATAGTATTAATATGAGTGATATTGCTAAAGAATTATTTAAAAGTATTGTTACTAATACAGCTTC